AGTTCAAGCATTGGAATTCTCCTTGACGTTTAGATTTTCTTTTGCAGATACAATTCGAGGCCGACGCTGCCGATCAGTTTGATCTGCGTTGTGATCTTCTTGATGCGCCGCTCGATCTTAATCAGGATGTCGGTGGCGATTTCCTCGGTGACGAAATCGCTCATGTCGTCACTCAGTTTCGCGCCCGCCGCATAGAGCGCCCGCATCGCAGATTCCCCGTTGAGGCCAGCCGCGAGCATCGCTTGAACCGAATTTCCGGGCGTGAAAGTCGCCAGCGTCATATCCGGTGCGCCTTCAAGAAAGATAATGCGATCGACCAGCGTGCGAATGTTGTTGTGATGGACTTCCGCATAGTCCCGCCAGAGACCGTGCGCGAGCTTCTTGAATCCCCAATCGCTGAGCATTCGTCCTTCTAAAAAATACTGTTCGTGCGCAGTCATCTCGGCCATGAGTGCCTGATTAAGAAAGCCGATGATTTGCGGATCTCCTTGCATCTCATACCCCTCAGCCACGCTTGAAGATCGACGGCGCAAGATTACGAATCAGATCAAGCACCTCTGGTGGCACGTCACCTTGGGCTTGCAGATCGTTGATCAGCGCGTCCTTTGCCTGAGCATTGGCCGCGTCGGCAGGCGTTGGCTGGTTCGGCACCGCATTCGGATCGAGTGGCAAGGCCGGCTTGCCGCGAACAAATTCGCCGAGCAACTTGATCGGAAGCATGTTTGACATGATCATCAGATCGTTGCCGTCCGGGTCTGGCGGATCGTTTTCCAGTGCGCGGATTTCGTTTGGCGTCTTCAGACCGAATGCGATCTGCGTTTTGTAGAGCGCGGCACGGATCGTCGAATCCGCGCGAAGGATTCCGTCGACATTGAATTCCGCATAATTGACGGCGGATTCTTCCGGCGTCATCAGTGATTTCATGATTGCCTGCTCGATCCGTTTCAGATCGGGACGCAGGCAGTACATCAGGAACCAGAGATTCATCTGTTCGAGGCCGGTGCCCCAGGCTGTGCTTTTCTCCGAGTGGCCGATCATCGGAGGTGGCACCATGAACCAGCGGCATATTTGCTCAACGTGGAAGCCTCGCGTCTGTAAAAGTTGGGCATCCTCGGGAGGCAGCGATACTTGTGTGTTAAGCTTCCAGCCTCCCTCAATCAGCGGCACGCTGCCTGAATTTATCGCGCCGGAAACGCTTTCGATCAGCGTCTTTGCTTGTGCCCGCTGCGGATCAGTAAGATAGGTCGGTGACTCCATCACTGCCGATGGACGCATACCATTGCGAAAGAATGAACCGGCCGCCTTCTCTGCCGCCATTGCGCTGGCGAGCCCCTGTCGAGCTTGTGTGATCGGCGCAATCCCGATCATGCCGTCGAGCGAGAACCCCTTGATATGCAGGACTTGAAATTCCTGCAGGTTTGCGACTAATCCCTGAAATGTATAGTGATAGGTCAACGACCCATCGGTTTGACGACGAACGGTAACGCGATCTGGCCGCATCGGGGTGATGGCGATGATCGGATTATCAGGACTCGGAAGGCTCGCCGTATCGCCCTCGTCATTCTTACGTGTGATCGCTGCGTAGGAGTTTCCCCATAACTTGAGTGCAGCAACGGTTGCGGTCCAGAACTCGACCGCCGTCATATCGGCATTCGGACTATCGTGCAGCAGGCGATAGAGTGGATTCCTGTCGTCGACGATGCCGTTGCCTGACTTGTCCCTTTTGTAGGTGAACAACGGCAGCGTCGCGACCGTCTCAGAGATCAGGCGGACGCAGGCCCATACTACATCGAGCTGTAACGACGAATCGACGGTGACAACTTCACCAGCGTGTGTCGGTCCTCCTGAAAAGAAATGATAGAGTCGCGGGTCGGTCAATCCCAACTTGCTCGCGATAGTCGAGACGGCCTTGGTCAGGATGCCCATTGAACCAAGACCTTTGAAAATGTTCGGCGAGTTAACGGACGGCGACTGCTGGCCCTGCGGCACCGATCACGGGCCGCGACAAGAACCCATCGAGCGATCCGGAATCGCTCTTGACCGTCGCCGTGCCGATGCTCATCGCCAGCGACACCATACCGTCAATGCGGCGGGTCGCCTTTTCCTTATCGAACATCCGATGCCCGGTGCGGTTCTGCGTGTAGACCACGCCACCGGCGCACATCGCCATCACTGGATTCTGCTCGACGGTAATGCGCTTCTCCATCAATGCGGCTTCAAGCTTATTGATGGAGTCGGGCATCCAGAGTTTCAACTCGGTCACGCCCGAGCCGTCATCGGTGCGCTTGCCGATGACACGGCCAGCGAATCCCTGTGGGTGAACGATGCAGGGAAGCGTGACGCCAATGTTATCGAGATGGTCGGTTAGCTGTTCAAGGCCGTATTGGTCGCAGCCGATTTCGGTCGGATGATATTTGGCGCAAAGTGTCGCGAGCGCGTCGGCAATCCAGGGATAGGAAATCCGCTTTCCCGGAACGGCCTCCATGTAACCTTGTTCGACCCAAACATCATAGAGTCCCTGATCCCGCTTAGCGCGTTCGCGGATAGTATCTCTCGGCGTCCAGAACCAGGTCTTTGACGCGAACCGCCACTGATCTTTCGTTTCGTCGAGCAGCCACGTCAGCGTGAATGCGGTCAAGTCTTGCGTGCGGGACAGATCGAGCCCGCCGTAGCATGGATAGCCCGCGGCCGTGAGAGCATCGGGATCGACCTCGCCTTCGCAGGCAACCCAAGTGGCGCGGGGGATCGCGCTCGATTCGCTTTCGGTCCACTGGCAGAAATTCAGGCGACGAACCAACCCCTCCTTTGAGGGCATCCCTTTGGCCTCTTGCACCTGTTCGCGGATGTAGGCCGGATGAATCGATATGCCGATATTAGGGTTCGCTTTGATCCAGCAGGATTCGTCCTCGAAGGGTTCATCCTCCGGATCGAGCGCAGCCACATAACCAAACCAGGCGTCGTTTTCTTTCTCGCGCAAAACAACCTGGACCGAATAATCGTGCTCGCGCCCGCAGACGGTATTCTTGTCAAATCCTGAATTTGTGATTTCAAACAGCAGCGCGTCCTGATTTCCCTTCGTACCCGCTCGCATCATCTCGATTACGGTATCGTCGGGGTGCTCATGCACCTCGTCGATCAGCGCGCAGTAAACGACGGTTCCCGATTGCCCCTTGTTCTCGGATGCGATCGGCTTGAACGTCGAAAGCGAGCCGATGTGGGTGAGCTGCGAAATCGTCTCGAACTTGTGGCCCTTGGCGCGGAGTCGCTTTTTCATCACCCGCGAGCGGAGATACATTCGGATCGCTGCACGGAAGAGAATGTATGCCTGGTCACGGCTAGTGGCGGCCGAATAAATCTGGCCGTCGTCAATCATGATTCCCTTGCCGCCAAGAAAATAATGACCGAGTCCAGCAGCGAGCGGGGATTTTCCAGCACCCTTTCCTATTTCAACATAGGCTCGGCGAAACCTGCGAATGCCCTCGGCGTTCTTCCAGCCCATCAGTGAGCCGACGATAAAGATCTGCCAGGGTTGAAGCACGAATGGAATGACGCTCGTTGTAGTTATGCCGTCTTCTTTGGTCCGCTTGTTCTCGATCGTCAGCGCCGCAAAAAATCGGATCGCGGCTTGAACTGCCTCAAGGTCAAACCACAGCCCACGATCGGCACCTGCGAACAAGTCATCGAGATGTCTTTCGCATGCCGCGCGCACATAAGGACCGGCAACGACCTCCCGCTTGGTAACAGAAAGGGCATAGGCTGTGACGGGATCAGGCAAACTCACGTTCTGATTCATCAAAAAGATCGCCTTGGCCGGGCATCATGTTGCGCTCGTCGGCCGGCGAGAGACCAAGCATCGCAACTAGCGAACGCCATTGACGCCACGCTTCGTGTTTCTGGGCAACGAGGACGTGGGACTTTGTCTGCGTGCCGTGGCGGCCTTCCGTTGTGTAGGTTTCCGCCTGTAGTGGAGTGATGCCGGACTCTTTCGCGATAGCCTCGAACTCGCCGCGTATCTGGCGAAGGTGAACACAGACGTGGCAGTATTCTAGGATCACGTCGACGAAGCGGGGTTTCAACCTGTCCACGATCGGATCTGCCAGGATCGTCGCGACCCGATTCCATTCCTTGCGCAGTTCCGGTGACAACGGGCTCGGCCGGAGCCGATCGACCGCACGGCGGATGATCGCTTCCCGCGCAATCTCAAGCGTTACGCCGCCCTCTCCGACCATCGGGATGACGTTGTCGACCTTTGGTTTACGACCCTTCATGGCAATGGTGAATCTCTATTCAATTTCGAGATTTTGAAAATGAGAGCCCCCAACGGTTACCGGCCCCCAGGCCCTAGAGTTTTGATACCCCCTAGGGAGGGGGGGGGCAGTCCCAAATGGTGGCAGTCCCTTGTCACTCAATTGGCCAGCCGTCCGCACCGAGAGGCTTGGCTTGGTGCTGGCGAGTGAGCTTGATCGCCGCACGGCTGTTAAGCCAAAGGTCTGTGAGGGTGAGGGTACCGCGATCGTATGCGATCTCTAACC